TTCGTGGGCCTGGGCGGCCCCGCAAGGACACACCGTAAGCACATCAGCCCCCTCGAAGGTTACGGCTAGGTGATTGGCGACCTACTGCCAAAAACACTGTTTTTTAACTTCGGGAGAACCTGAATGTCTTACCAAGCGAACGTCGCATTCGTTCAACAGTACAAAAACACTGTTGAACTGCTGCTCCAGCACAACGGCTCTAAGCTGCGCAGCGCTGTTTCTAACGGCAACTACAATGGCAAGGCCGCTAAGGCCATTGAGCAGGTTGGCGTTGTCACCCCTGTCAAGAACCTGTCGCGTCATGCGGACACCCCGCTGATCTCGACCCCGCAAGATGCTCGTTGGGTGTTCCCCAATGACTATGACTGGGCCGACCTGATTGACGATCAGGACAAGCTGCGCATGATTATCGACCCGCAGAGCGCTTACGCTCAGGCGGCGATGATGGCGATGGGCCGTGCAATGGACGAGGAAATCCTTGCTGCTGCCGTTGGTGCTTCGCGTACCGGCGAAAACGGCACGACTTCGACCGCTTTTGATACCAACATGGCGGTGGGTGTGTCGGTCGGCGGCACGAACTCCGGTCTGAACGTCGCCAAACTTCGCAATGCCAAGCGGCTGCTTATGTCTCGCGGTGTTGATATCGACAACGACCCGCTGTATGTCGTCATCACTTCCGTCGATCACGACTCCCTTTTGAATGAAATCCAAGTCGTTTCGAGCGATTACAACACCACGCCCGTGATGGTCAACGGCAAGGTGCAGTCGTTCCTCGGCTTTAACTTCATTCATGTGGAGTACACGCTGTCGTCGAACTACCCGCAAGCCGCTGCCAATACGTCGCTGGTCAACGGTAGCACCCGCACGCTGCCGTACTTCTGCAAGTCGGGCCTGCACCTGGCGATGTGGAACGATCTGTCGGTGTCGATTGACCGCCGCAGCGACAAGCGCAACAGCACGCAAATCTACGTCACCGGCACCTTCGGCGCGACCCGCACGCAAGAAGGCAAGGTCGGCACCATCGCGGCGATCTAACAGGAGAAATACATGGCTACCTTCTACTCCAATCAACTTGGCACGGCTGCTGCTGGCCCGGATTCGCTGCCTGTTATTAAGGCTGCGGCTCCGGAATACGGCGGCACGGTCAAGATTTTCCAAGCCACGATCAACCTCGCCACGGTCAACGGTGGTTCTGCTGTCACGACCAGTGACAACATCGCCCTCGCGGATGTTCCCTCGGGTTACAAGTTCCTGTTTGGCGTAATCAGTACCTCCGCCACGCTTAGCACGAGTACGGTTGCAATCGGCATTACTGGTGCAACTGGTGCTTATCGTGCCGCTGCGGTGCTGACCGCTGTTGATACTCCGGCGTTTTTTGCTCCGGCAATCACTGGTGGTGCGGCTGCAACGCTGGCTGCAACGACTCGTGTTTTGCTGACTCCGGCTGTGGCCAACCTGCCGACTTCGGGTACGGTTGTTGTTCAACTGTTCTTTGCGCTGGACAACTAAGTGGACGGGGGGCTTCGGCCCCCTGTTTTCTTGAGGAGAAAACATGGCTGTTCGTCGTTATGCAATGACGCTGGCAAATGCTCAGCGGGCCGGGGCGGATGCCTCTGTCAACATTACCAAGTCCAGTCCCGGTGGTTCGCTGACTGGATCGAACATCGTGGAGTTCAACATCGAAGACACCACGGGTTCTCCTACCAAGGCGGACATTATTAAAGCACTTGATGCACTTGAAAATCTTGTCGCTCAAGATTCCTGGCCCCCGGCGTAATCATGGCTACCCGTACCTGCACAGTTACTAGCGACGATCAAACGGATACCGTTGTCTGGACAGGTTTGCTCAACGGCGACGATGGGCAAGCCTTTCAGGCATTCTCGTTCCGGGATCAATCCATTCAATTTGGCGGCACGTTTGGTGTTGGCGGCAGCATTTCGCTTGAAGGCTCAAACGACAACACAACTTGGTTTGTGCTGTCTGACCTTCAAACGTCTGCAATTACCAAGACTTCTGCCGCACTAGAAGGCGTTGCCGAAGCGGTGAAGTTTGTCCGTCCCCGAGTTACTGCGGGTGATGGCACTACATCCTTGACTGCCACGCTGTATTGCGCACGGAGCGTCCGATGAAATCAAGCGAAGCACTGGCCGAAGCCAAGCGGATGCTGAACACCTTTCGTGCGTTTGAACACGCGCACAAGGTCATTGAAGTTCTTGCCAATGCCGAACAGGTGCAAGGCGAAATTGCCAAAGCCAACGAGGCTGCGACCGCAGAACTCGACAAGGTGAAGGCCAAGATCGCTGACGCGCAGGCAGAGATTGACTCTGCCAAGGCAGAGGCTAAGGACATTCAAGCCAAAGCCATGAAGAAGGCCGGTGACATTGAAGCCAAGGCGGATGCGTATGCCGCCAAGGTGGTTGCCGATTCCAAGGCCGAGTTTGAAGAAACGCAGGTTCTCCTTGCCAAGATGCGCGAGGAATCTGCTGCCGAAGCGGACAAGGTTGCCAAGGCAAAGGAAGAACTTGCTTCTGTTGAAAAGAAACTGGCTGATGTAAAGGCCAAGCTGCAAGCGTTTCTTAGCTGATGCGCCAGCCTGCAATGGAATGGCGACCCAACCTGGGTTGCTGGCTTTTGCGGACTGAGACACCAGTGCCGCAATGGGTAGTTCAAAAATGCGCCGAGTTCACTCTGAAAACACAGATGGCTCGGCGTATTGGTTTGATGCCAGGTGATACTCGGGATGACCTTGATGCAAGCATTAAAGCACTGCAAGAAGGTCTAATCAAACAATGGGCTGCTGGCCCTCAAATGGACGGCAGCGGCGAAATCGAAGTGTTCCGTGCCACAAAGGGCACTGGCAAGATCATTAGTCTAGGAGTCTGACATGGCTGCGACTTGGAGAGCGACCGGCGGCGCTATTGCGTATGCGAACGCGAAGGACATGCTCAACGTCTTCAACGGCACGGCGACGGCGCGGGTTATCCGTGCCTATCGGTGCTACTGGTTCAACAACGGCGTTACTGCGGTTACTGGCGTTTTGACCACCGCTCAAGTGCGCCGGATCACTGCCGCCTCTGCTGGCACTGCCGTGACTCCGGTAAAGCACGACACGAACAGCAGCGCTCTGGATGCCGCCACGACTTGCGGAACGGGTCAGACGGTGACGGGTTCGGACATATTCCGTCGCTTCCTGTTCGTTAACGAGGAGCCTGTGGTTGCAGGTACAACTCAGGCCAACTGGCTGACGCTGGTTCCTTTCGCGGAGATTTGGAATGCCGGTTACGGCGACACCAACGTTGAACCGATCGTTTGCCGCGCTACGCAAGGCATCCAGTTGTTTCACTCGGGTTCCAGCGCTGTTGGCTCTGCCGATCTCGAAATTGAATTCACCGATTCTGCGAGCTAATCATGCACGGGCTTCGACACAAAGCCTGCCTCCACGAATGGGGCGTCCCATCAGAGGTAGCGGAAAAGGTGACGCAGGACTTGAACGGCGGGCAAGGTGGCAAAGCGCCGCCGATCATTTGTCCCGGTTGCGGTGTGGCTGCGCGGTATTCAGCGTTTGAAGTAATCGAAATTCCCGATGCCTGAAACCTATTACGTCCGGCTGAATGCGGTTGACGTTCGACCGCTGGAGGATGCATTTCTCGCCATCGAAAACGACGCGACTGACGCCCGTGCCTATTTCGAGCTCGTGTCTCTGCGGGTGTCACCGGCTGCTCCGACGTCTGCCGGCCCTGCCGGTTCAACCATGGCCAACCGCTCCGGCAGTTTCGGGCTGTATCGTGTGAGCGCGGTGACGGGTGGCGATACGGTGACGCCGGTAAAGATGGACACGGCAGACGCAACGTTTCCTTCACAGGTCACGGTGGTCAACAACCCGAACAGCGTGACCACGACGGCGCTGTTCCGACGCATCAACGACTGCCCAACCTATGGAGTCCAGACGTCAAACTCGCAGTTCTCGTCGCGCACCTATGGTGGGTCAATGGCCGCGCACCAGAAGTCGCATTTTGCCGACGTGTGGCGGGGTGGCGAGAACGTAAACGTGGAGCCAATAATTCTTCGGGCTGGCGAGGGCATCGCGCTTGTGCAAGAGGAGTTCGGCCTGCCGCACTCAATGATCGTCTCGGCGGTGGTCACGAACACGACGACGGGCGCGACTTACGTCTGCCGATCACTT